TCAGATCATGATGGCTAGTGGACAAGACCCGATGATGAATCAGGACTTGGTGGCAGCACGCATGGCGGAGCTGGAAGAAGAGTTCTTGGAGGTAGAGAAAGAGATTGCCAAGAACGCAGCTGAGTCTATGACTGTAGACATCCAAGATCAGCTGATAGAGACAAACGCGGAGATGAAACTCAAGGAAGCATTCCTAGAGGCATGCATCTTTGGGTCGGGCGCAGTTAAAGCTGGGACAGTCCGGATAGATAGAAAGCAAAGCTACTCGAAGATGCTGGACCCTCAGACGGGTGAGCAGGCTTTTGGTCTTAGCTTGGTTGAGACGGTCGCTCCAGACGTAGAGAGCGTTAGCATTTTCGATCTGTATCCAGATCCATACTGCACTACGCTAGATGACTGCGATGGATTGTTCCGTCGTCACGTACTAACTCGCCGTCAGATGCGAGATCTAGCCGACTTACCGCAGTTTGATGCTGACATGGTCAAGTACCTGCTGAAGATTCACCGCAGTGGCAACCATACAGAAGAGGATCACGAGACAACTCGCCGCCGTATAGCTGGCATTCATGAGAACTCGGAGTCCAACCGCTTCGTTGTTATGGAGTACTGGGGCACCGTAGATGGGTACGAGCTTGAAGAGCACGGAATAGAGCTAGAGGAAGATGCGGATTTATCTGACGACTACTCTGCCTGCGTTTGGATCTGCGACGGAAAAGTGCTGAAGGTTATGCTAAACCCGATCACTGGCTACAAGATTCCATACCACATCTTCCCGTATGAGCGAGCACCACATCAATTCTGGGGTACTGGTGTGCCTCGAATGATGCGTGACTCTCAGGGAACCATGAATACCGCAACAAGAATCTGGCTAGACAACATGGCGTTGTCATCCGGTCCTATGGTTGAGGTAAATACAGACTTGCTAGCAGCAGGAGAAGACCCGACAGATATCCACCCTTGGCGAGTATTTCTCCGAGAGGGTGGAGACGGATCTATGCCTGCTGTTCGATGGTATCAGCCGGTGGCGAATGCCAATGGCTTGAACCAGATTGTGGAGATATTCCGACGATTTGCAGATGAGACTACGTCTCTACCTAGCTACACGCACGGCGAGCAGACTCAAGGGCTTAACAAGACAGCCACAGGAATGTCGATGCTTATGGGCGCAGCAAATATCGCCCTAAAAAGCACGATAAAGAACATAGACGACTTCCTCATTGAGCCAATGATTGAGGCGCTGTTTCACTTCAACATGGAGTTCGGAACAAACGAGAAGTCTAAGGGTGACCTGCGGATTGTAGCGCGAGGAAGTACCGCTTTAGTACAGAAGGAAGTGCAAAGTCAGCGCTTACTTCAGTTCTTGTCTCTTGTTGGCGAGGATCCCAATGGAGCAGTCAAGCGAACTCAATTACTGCGTGACATTGCCCAAAGCATGGACATTGATCCCGACGAAATTATTAAGACTGAGGAGCAACTAGCTCTTGAACAGCAGCAACAACAACAGTTACTCCAAGCTCAAATGCAACAGGCAGCAATCGCAGGCGATCCTGCGGCTCAGGGCAACGCCGGAATGGGAACTCCTGCAGGATTTAATTAAAGCCCGCTATGAGAGTGCCCAAGCATTATTAGAGAGAGCAGACGAGACGACATTTAGGTTTGAGCAGGGACGGCTCCTAGAGCTTAGATTCATGCTTGAACTTGAAGAAGCGGCAAAAGCCGTTCTAGACAAAGCGCGGACCCCTAAGAGGATATCCGCAATAGACTAACGAATATCCCCTTGTGGGACTCGAAGGAAATGACGATGTCAAAGAGAAATGACCCAGCGCGACTGGAAGCTGAAGCGAAAGAACTGTACGAGCAAATGACTAAAAGCAGGACTGAAACCCCAGAGGTCGATCAACCTCAAGAGGACACTTCAGAAGAGCCGGAAGCGTTGCAAGTAGAAGCCCCCGAGCCTACGGACAAGGTTGAAGTTCAAGCGGATGAGGACGCAGTAGAAGAGTCAGAACGCAGCGAGGACTCGGAACTGAAGTTGGCTTTGGAAAAAGCCGAGAAAGCTATGAAGGGCGCACAGGCGAGAATGACCAAAGCGACTCAAGAAGCAGCTGACTTGAAGCGGCAAAACGCCGACCTGATCAGAAGCCTCACCGAGTTAAAGGGTCAACTTGTAGAATCTTCGAAAGATGACAGCAAGCTGGCGCAGATAAGGGAAGATTACCCTGATCTAGCTGGTCCACTGTTAGACGAGTTAAAGAGGACGCAAGATGAAGTTGGCGCAGCCAAAGAAGCATTAGCTGAGCAAGAACAAAGTAAGTATCAGGAGTTGCAAGCGCAGGCGCAAGCCGAGCACTTCGAGCGAATCCGAGCGGTACACCCTGATGTCGATCAACTTATTGATACGGCGGATTGGTTGAACTGGCTGGAGGAAGCAGACTCTCAGACGAAGACTTGGATTCAAGAGGGTTCGTCTAATGATGTGAACATGGTTCTTTCAAGGTTTAAAGCGGACATGGGTCAACCAACTCCCACGCTGCAAGAGCAGGCTCTCGAGCGAGCAAAATCGGTTGCAGAACCGAAGATGCCAAAAGCTCGGAAGTCACAAATTAAAGGCGATAAGAAATACTGGACTGTCGAAGAGATTATGAGGATGCCGAACAAAACTTTTGAGAAGCATCAATCAGAAATACTCAAGGCAATGGAAAGTGGATCGATACGCCGCTAATCTCTTGTGAGGTATTAAAATGTCTTTTTCACAATTTTCAACGGGTGCTACATCTGAAGTAAACTTTATCCCAGAGGTGTTCTCAAAGCTCCTCCAAGCTAAGTTTTACTCCAAGTCAATTCTGCCCGAAATTTCAAACACCGACTACGAAGGTGAGATCTCTGGTCAAGGCGATAAGATCGTTGTTCGTACAGTTCCGGCTGTAACTATCAATGACTACGCTGGCACTATCACTACTCAAGAGCTGACAACTGCGAAAGTTGAGATGCTCATCGATAAGGCTAAGTACTACAGCTTTAAGGTAGATGATGTGTTGGCAGCTCAGGCTGACATCAACATGTTGGAAGCTGCATCTACTGATGCTTCTGAAGGCATGCGTATTGCTGTCGAGACTGACGTATTGGCTGGTGCCGTAACTGGTGCTACCACTATCGGTTCGCAGACCACCATTACTTCAAGCAACATCTTGGAGAACATCTTGGTCTTGGCTAAGACTCTTGATGAGTTGAACATCCCAGAAGAAGGTCGATTTATCGTTCTTTCTCCTGAGTTCATCTCTATGCTCAAGCAGTCTGAGCTGCGTCAGGCTTACCTGACTGGCGATGCTACTTCACCTCTCCGCAATGGATTGGTTGGAATGGTTGACCGCTTCAAGGTCTTCCAGAGCAACATGGTCTACACCCCAGCATCGGGCGCTGACTCTGGCTATACACACGTATTAGCCGGTCACCCTAAAGCGTTGTCCTTCGCGTCACAGTTCACCAATACTGAAACTGTCCGCATGGAAAGCACTTTCGGCGATCAGGTTCGTGGTTTAAAGGTGTACGGTTCTAAGGTCATTACTCCTGACGCATTGTGCGTTGGTAAGTGGACTTAAGATCGACTAATGATTGGGGGAGGTTTTCCTCCCCCTTTTTAGCGAGACACTTATGAAAAAAGCTAACACGAAGAAAGACGAAGTTTTTATTCAAGCCAAGGACGACTTTGGCGTGAAGCTGGATAGAAGGTTGACGTTGGCGCAGCTAGAAGAGCAGTTGCAGCAATTAGCTAAGAACAAGGCTAACCCACAGCCAGTCGAGAAAGAACTAGTCCCAAAGCGGGTTAAGAATGTAATTACCGGCAATGAATTCGAGTACAACCCGATATTCAAAAACAACCCCGATTTACAAATAATTGAGTGGGAGACTGACAATGGCTGACACAAAGGTAGTAGATATTTTAGATCGGGCTGCAATTATTCTTCAGGATAATACGAACGTCCGATTTCCAAACGACGAGCTTTTAAAGTTCTTTAACGATGCACAAAAGGAAGTAGTACTTCATCGACCAGACGCGAAGATGGTTAACACCACTTATGCGTGTGTTGACGGCAGTAAGCAGACTCTCCCGAGCGCAGCGTTACGACTAATTGAAGTGGTAAGAAATGTGGGTGGTCGAGCCATCACGCAGGTACAGCGCCGCATCCTAGATGAGACTCTACCTAACTGGCACGAGACAACAGCAGGGACAAACAAGATCGAGCACTTTATTTATGACCCCGCCGACCCCAAGAATTTTTACGTTTACCCTAAGGGTGCAAGCGGAACGCATTCTCTCGAGATTGTTTATAGCTCCGCTCCTCCTGAAATTTCAGTATCTGACTTCGCTACTGATGTTCAAGTGATTAGTCTGGATGACGTATACGCAAACTGTATATTGGACTATGTGCTGTACCGTTCATATCAGAAGGATTCTGAGTTCGCAGGAAATGCACAGCGAGCAATGATGCACTATCAAAGCTTTGCTAACGCTCTAGGGGTCAAGACTCAGGCTGATGGCGCTACAACGCCTATACCGGCAGCGGTTGGTGCTGCCTAATGAAGTACTCTGATTTTTCTCTGTACGTAAGACCTGAGGCGCAAGGTGCTCCAGACTTCTTGATTGAGCGGTCTGTGCGTGACTCTGCAATTGATTTTTGCTCAAGGACGGATATTTATATTCCGGAGCCTGAGTTCATCACTATCATTGCAGGTGTCAACGAGTACGCAGTGTCTCTACCGTCTGGTACAGAGTTAAATCACATACTTGATATTTTCAATGACAAGTCAGCACTATCACCAGTCAGTTACAGTCAGCTCTTGTTGCGTCTTGGTGATGAGAATACGACAGGAACTCCGGCATACTATTCACAGAGAGATAACTCTGACTTTTATTTAGCGCCCATACCGGCAGAATCTGATTCGTTCAGAGTTCTTTACTCGGTAAAGCCAACATCGTCTAGCTCGAGCATTCCAGACAGCATAGGAAAAGAGCACAGGGAAGCAATTTCTCATGGAGCTTTGTATCGACTTCAGATGATGTCAGGTCAACCTTGGTCAAACCCAAGTGCCGCAGGGGCTAATAAGCAGCTGTTTGAGAGAGGCGTAGGCAAAGTTGTACGGCAGGTGAAGTATGGCTTCAGTGGCGGCTCTTTGACTTGCAAACCGAGGGCATTCATCTAATGGCATATCTCACGACTATCGACCTTGTTCAGGGAGACCAACTCCCAGAAATTGAGGTTACCCTCAAGGACAGTAACACTGCTGCAGCGGGGCTTGTCCTCGATGATGGAGATCCTGACACGTTTGCGGGGCTGGACCTCACTAATGGCACCGTAAGAATGCGTATTAGAGCGGTTGGGCAAACTGCACTTGTAAGCACTCTTATTGGTGTCGTTACTGCCCCCGTAGAAGGAAAGGTTACTTTTGTCTTTGAGTCTGGAACGCTTGCAAACAGCGGGATACTGGAAGGGGAAATAGAGTTCACGGATCCTTCTGGACGAACTCAGACTGTACTAGATCTTATTAAGTTTAAAGTTCGATCGCAGTTCGGTTAATCGCAAATGGCAATATTTGCGAAGATACACTACAAGTCGATATCCGCGAGTGCCATTCATCGAAAGATGGACGCCACCACGTCGATTGTAAACTGGCAAAAGCTTTTTCTTCATGACGTTCATGTCAACCCAGAAGCCACCATCTACCCTCTCGCTGACATTTTCGAGATACTGGAATCTACAGCGATATCTTTTGGCAAAGCATCTATCGATCAGTTCGGGCTGCACGCTAATGATCCTGTCTTTGCCGTCAACAAGGCGCGATCAGATTCAACCAGCCTTGTAGAGTCTCTTAGCACGCACCCGAACAAGGGCGAAAGCGATACGTTCTCGCTGCCGGATGATCAGGTAATCGCCGTAGGCAAAGTCGTCGCAGACAGCTTTGGGTTTTCTGAGGATGTACACAAACTACTGACTTACATTAGAAGTTTTGACGATAGCAATTCTATGGTCGATTCTGCCGCTTTATCTGTAACCACTCCGCGTGCTGATGATTTTGGGTTTAGTGATGCGGCTGCCACACACCCAAATAAAGGCTTATCTGACTCCGCTTCATTCCTAGATTCTCAGTTCTTTGGTGTCGGTGCTGCATATGAGTCTAGCACCACGCTAAGCGAGCAGACTGTCATGACACGGCAGCCTTTCAACTTTGTATTTACAGAAACTGCTGGTGTGGTAACGGTCACTGGCGAGCCAACCGACAACACCCCAATGACTGACAGCATCACATCCTTTGATGTTAGTGCAGCTCTGCAGGACTTCTTTACGCTAGATGACTTTGCTCAAATTGATAAAGATGTTGAGGGCGTTAAGAGCAACGTGTTTGGAATGACTGACGCCATTGAGTTTGAGCACCAAATCACCGGAGCGCTATTAAATCAGTCTCTTGTGGGCAGAATGGTGCCCAATGCGTGATATGATATAGGGCAAGCAGGATTTATTTGTTTTGTCAAACGAAGAATCCATCTTTATAATACTGATAGAAATTAGGTTTGTTTTGCGTCGAGACCTAGAGTGAAAATATACACCCTGACGCAGCGACACTGTCTTCATGGATTAGAAAGTCTGACGGTACAAGTATTGTCGATTCTTTGAGGTTTATCGCGATTTTCGTGATGTGGCACTCAAAGCAAGATCGTCAGTTCTATATTTAACGATGATTAATCCGGAGACTTATCATGATCGTTGATGATCTTAAGCTAAAGGGACACCTTACTGTAAATTTAATTGCAGAAGATGGCTCAATCAAAGAAACACAAGAAATCCCAAACCTAGTTGTCGCTGACGGAAAGGCGTTTGTAGCGTCTCGTATGGCTGGCACCTCTGCAGGTGTTATGAGCCACATGGCAATCGGCACGACTAACACGACGCCATCTGCCAGCAATCAAACCCTCTCAGCTGAAGTAGCTCGGGTAGCTTTGACCAGCGCCACTGCTACTAATAATGATGTTGTTTACATTGCCACATTTGATGCAGGAACCCCCTCATCTAACGTGGGTGTAGTCGAAGCTGCAATCTTCAATCAAGCTTCTGGCGGAACGATGCTGTGCAGAACTGTATTTTCAATTATTAACAAAGCGAGTACAGACAGCCTCAGCATCACTTGGACCGTAACAGCTAGCTAGGAGCCAACATGGCGATTAAGTTTTCGAACCTAGCTAGCACTACGCTGGCTAGTGGCGTTTCCTCTACGGCAACGTCTATCAGCGTAACTAGTGCATCTCTGTTCCCTACTTTAGGAAGCGGAGATTACTTCTATGCATCTATAGGAATAGGTTCGGGATCAGAAGTTGTCAAAGTAACGGCTGTATCCGGCACTACTTTTACAGTAGTTCGAGGTCAGGACGACACTACAGCAATAAGCCACGCGTCAGGTGTTGAGGTAGCTCTTCGAGTAACAGCAGCATCGTTAAACGATCTAAGCACTCAAGCTGACACAGAGTCTGTATCTCGTGACGGCGACAGCATGACCGGCAACCTGTCATTCG